TAGCCGTGCGCAAAATCCTGCCAGTCGACGTGCTCGAGCACGACCTGCTCGTACTCGACCTGCTCGTAACTGCCCTCGTCGGGCTCGACCGGTTCGCTGCCGCCGCCGTCATCGGTGTCGCCCTCGAGGTCGACCGCGGCCGCGCCGGCATCGTCATCCTCGTCCTGGTCGGTGTCCTGGGGAGACTTCGCCGGCTCGGTCGAGCTCTGCTGTGCCAGCTTTGGCACATAGCGAACGCGCGCGACTCCGCGCCCGCAGAGCAGGCCGTCGAGCACGTCAGCCTTCAGCGTGTCATCGGTCGAGTCGCCATCGCATACGACGTACAGCGCGCGCTCGAGCACCTCACCGACCGCCTTGCCGAGCACGTCCGAATCACGGAAGCGCCGGCGCACGTCCGGGTCAGGCTTCGAGTTGTAGATCGCGGGCAGGAGGATGTCAGTGTTGGCCCACAGCACGTTGTAGCGATTGCGCGCGGCCTCCTCGCCGCGGTAGCGCTTGACGATCTTCTCGCCCTCGAGGCGCCAGTCCTTCTCGCGCTTGCGGGCGAGTGAGAGCTCGCGTTTCCACTTGCGCGTCGCCTGCAGTTCCTTCGCATCGACCGGAGCTGGCTCGTCTGGATCCCGCACCGGGTCGCCCTTGTAGCGACGGCGCGGCGCGCGCGGTTCCCGGGACGGCTCGGGCTCTTGCACCGTGCCGCCCTTGTAGGTCCGCCGCGTGGCCATCAGCGGCGATTCTTCCGACGTGAGGCCTTCGCGATATCACGCCGCCGCTTGCTCTTGTCGCGCCGGCGAGCGAAGTCGACCGTTTCAAACGCGCCGGCCTTAGCGCGCTCGGATCCGCGAGCGGGCTGAAGCGATGCGCCTCTCGTGCTCACGCGAGCAGCTCGTACGCCCCGGCGCCGAGGCCTGTGATTGCGCCCGTGTTGAGCTCGATCGGCAGCACCTGTCCGGCCACCATCGCGACCGTCGTCGCGGGGCCTGGCGATCCGATCGGACCCTGCTGATAAGTGATACTGCCGGCGGTCGTGCACAAGATCGCGCGACAGTTCGCGAGCCCGACCGCGGCGGGCTGTGAGCTCGAGTAAGTACCGGACCAGGGGCCTTGCATGCGTGTTACTCCTCGCGCAGCCGCTTCGCGGTCTGCCGTTGTATCAGCTCGTTGATGCTCAACTGACTCGGGAAGCGCGGCGGCGGTGTGCCGGGTTTGTCGCGCACGTACGGCCTCGACATGAGCCCATAGCGCAGCGCATCGGGCGCGTGATCTTCGGCCTCTGTATCAACGTCCTCAGCGCGGTGCTTGTCGTGAGGCAGGGCCGGCAGCGTGCGGATGAGGTGGTAGCAGGTGTCGAAAATCAAGACACCGGGGCCGGCACTATCGCCCCGCAGGCGCTCGCGCACCTGGTCCCATCCGCCCATTGCACCCCGTCGAGCAATGCGCGCGTTATCCGCACGCCGCCAGCCCAAATCCATCCGCTCAGCGATCGAGGGGCCGCCGTCACGCGCGAAGGCCGCCGGATCTAACACCTCGTCGTCGATCTTCTCGCGGACGATGATGTCGCCGTCTTTCCAGCTCTCGAGCTCGAGGATGCCCTGGGCGACCTGCTCGGCGGTGAACTGACAGCCGACGTTCGCCTTGCCGTTCCAGCCGTACCACTCGCGGTAAACCACCAGGCAGCCCCGCGGGATCGCTGCGATCGAGCCGTCGGAGACCGCCATCCATAAAACCGCGAAAGGCTTCGCCGAGCCCCAGTCGCCCGCACGGATCCGCACCCAGTGCTTCGGGATCTCAAAGGGCGCGCAAACGTGGCGCTCAGTCCGAAACTCGGGGAAGAAGGCGCCCGCGATGACCGACCAGTCGCCCTCGAGCCAGGCGCGCACGAGCTCGGTGCCGCCGACGAGATACAGCCGGTTGACGTAGTCGGGATCCTTCGCGAGCAGGATCTTGTTCTGCGAGACCTTGCTCGGAATGAATACCGCGATGTGCGTCGCGCCGTTGGGGAGCCTGCGCGTGATCCGCCGCATCCCAAGCGGCGCCGGGTCGATGTAACGCTGCTTGATCCACTGGTGCCCAGGGCCGCCGGGGTTTGCGCTCTGCAGCATCTGCACCGGCGTGCCGTGCGCGGAGCGCAAACAACCGAAAAGCATGTCGATGGGATCGGGCAGCGGGTAGTTGCCCGACTCCTCGATCGCCGCGTCCGAGAGGTTTTGCCCCTGGTACTTCTGCGCGTCGAGAACGTTCTCGAGCGGGCGGAAGCGCAGGCGTCCACCGTGCGGCAGCAGAAACTGCCGGCGCGACTCCTGATAGGCCGCGCCCATGCGGCAGTAGATGTCCTTGGCGCGGTCGATCAGGTCGTCCTGCTGCGGCATTTCCTGGCGGAAGAACACGCCATTAAAGCCGCGGCCGTAGCGGCGCTCCTTCAGCGCGTACTTGCCGAGAATCCCGTCGGTTTTGCCGCCGCCTCGAGCTCCGCCGAAAAGCACGTCCGGGTACGGGCACTCGATCAGGGCCTTTTGCGGTCCTGCCTGCGGGCGCCAGGCTACCTCGACGGGCTCGTCAGTTCGCTCGGCGGCTCGAGCCGTACTGCTCATCCCACTGCTCAGCGGTCAGCGGCTCCGAGCTCACCTCGGCGGGCTTCAGTGTTGCCAACACGTCGACCTTGTCGCGCCACTGATCGGGCCGGCGATTGATGAGCCATTTAAACGCCGCCCACCCATCCGGCGGCACGTGCACCGTGATCGGCACGCGCGTCACCTTGCCGCCCTCGCAATAGACCTTTTCCGACTGGTAGTCGTAACCGGTCGCGCGGCGACGCAGGCCCTCTTCGACCTGGTCGTCCCACAGCGCTTTGCCGGCTTTGCAGGCCGCGGCGAATTCCGGATAGCGCAGCCGCCAGGAGCGGATCGTGCGATCGGTGACGCCGAAGGCCTCCGCGAGGTCGATGTCGGTGCCGCCGAATTCACACAGTTTCGTCGCAGCCGGCGCGTACTGCTCGAGGTACAGCGGCGGGCGATGCGGCGGATTCGCCGGCGCCGGCTCAGTTGCCGCGGCCGCCGTTGATTCGGTTGTCGGTTTGCGTGCCACGGGGGTTTTCCTCGTGTTGCGGAATGATCGGGCACACCGCCCAGGTGATCGGCACGGAGACCGTGACCTGACAGCGCGAGCAGCTCGCCGGCCAGTGCGTCATGTTGCTACGCATGCGCTGACCAGGCTCGTCGGGATACATCGCATCGCCGCAGCGGCCGCACTGCAGGCCCACCACGAAGGCAACGGGGTGCGTCGCGTTGCTCACGAGCTCGCGGGCGCCGGCGCGACGTAGCCGAGCGCGGTCAGCTGCGCCTGTACAGCGGCGAGCTTCGCCTGGCGGTCGGCGAGATTCGCAGCCGCGTTGCTCAAGTAGCCGATCTCGACCTCGAGATCGTTCTGCATCGAGAGCAGCTGTGAGACGAGCTGACTGTTCACGACCTGCGCGGCGGTCGGCGGCACCGGATTAGGTGTACTCATCGGCGCATCCCTCCCACCGGCGGCCGTGCACCTGGCGCACCAGGTCGCGGCGCCATCAACACGATCGCGAGCTTCTTCGCGTGCTCGGGGCTGGCCTTGGTCGGCGTCCGCGCCGGCGCTTTCTTCGGCAGCTTCGGGTTGCCGGCCGCCTTGTCAGCAGCGATGAAGTCGCCGCCCACCTTCGGCGGGATGCCGAGCGTGCTGTTGCCCTCTTTCGCGGCGAACATTGCGCGGCGCTGCTTCTGCGATACGTCGGGCATGTGCGCGAGCTCCTACTTTGCCGAGGCGGGCGACGGCGGTGCCGGTGGCGCGGCCGCCGCGAGCTTGGAATAACTGACATTGATCGAGCAGCTCACCGAGAAGCCGCTTGCGCTCTCCGGTGTCGCCTGCACGTGCTCGAGGATCGCGGCGATTACCTTCGCGCCGGTTCCCCCGAGACCGTCAGCCTCGCTCGACTGTTGCAGGCGCGTCAGCTGGTCGATCGCCTGCTGCCGCGAGCCACTTGCGCTGATTGTTAGCTGCACACTTGCGTCCTCCAGACGTGAAAAAGCCCGCGCTGAGGCGGGCCTTGGGTCGATCTCTGTGGCAGTGATGCCAATTTGAGGCTCGGAAGCTACTGTCAGTCGCGACCTACAGTCAAGACTCCGGCTCCCACATCGCGAGCCGAATCCCGACCGCGCTGAGCCGCCCGAGCAAGTACGCGAGCACCAGGCGGCGCTCGATGAAGACCTTGTCGCGACTCATCGCGAGCTCCGTAGCTAATTGATCCGTCGAGCAATCCGAGCGGTACCACAGTACGACGAAGCGCCGCCAGTAGGTGGGCGAGCTGAGCACCACCTGGTCGGTGACGATCGACTCGTGCTCGGGCAGCGGCGACATGCTCGATTTGAGAAACAGCGCACGTGAGGCGTTAGGTAGCCCGGTGCCCTGGCCGACCGCCCACCGCTGCATGTGCCGATCAGCCGGCAGTAGCCGCGGGTCGAGCGAATTCTGCCGCGTGATGCGGCGGATCACGTCGGCCGGTGTTGGATCGCGGAACAGCAGCGAGTGCTCGGGCGGTGGCTCGAGCTCGGATCGCTTGCGACGATAGCTGCCCCTCACTGTTTCCAACCTCGAGCCGCGAGCACGCGCATCGTCATCTCGATCGCGCGCCGCGGGCGGATCTCGCTCGGCATGAACTGCAGTACCGACCAGCCGAGCAGCGTCGCGGTGTTGTGCTTGTCGTGATCGTTCCGCATACCCTGCACGTCAGCATGGCCGCCCATGGTCACCATCTTGCCGCCGATGCGTCGCACTACGACGCCCTGGATCTCGACCGCGAGCCAGTAGTCGGGGAATGCGAAGTCGAAGCGCCACTGTCGGCCGAGGTCCTTCGCGAATCGTAGCTGCCGCTCGAGTGGCGGCAGCCCGAACTGTCGGCATTGGAACTCGAAGTCCTCCTCTGGCCCGCGCTTGGCCGGCTCGGCGGGCGCGACCACCTCGTCCCACTCCGACGGCAACAGCGGCACCTGGCGCGGGCTCATTGTCGCCTCGTCGGTCCGTCCATCCCGTACCGCAGACAGAGCTCGTTAATTTCCTGCTCGCGCGCGGCAAGCAGTCGATCGATACGGTCCGGGGCCTCGCGCTGCAGGCGGCGCTGATACGCCCCGAGAGTCGCGACACCAGCGATAAAGGCAACCTTCATGTCGCGCTTTTGCTCGGGCGGAGCTTCCGGGGACACGCAGTTCTGCACGAACATATCCGCCATCGACTCGATGGTGAAGTCCTCGAGCACGCCGACGGTCGGGCGGTTCACAGGTCGATCCTGACGGCGCCGTCGCAGCCTGGGCAGCCGACCGGGTCGAGGCCTTCGCAGATACCGCAGATTTTCCAGCGCACGACGCCCGCGCCGTTGCACCGCCGACAGGGACACGCCTCTTCGCCGACCAGGATCGCATCGAGACCGATGTACGGGCGTGGCTCGTTGCCATAGCCCTTGCACCGCGGGCAGGTCTCGGTGTGCAGGCCGTCAGCGTCGCGCCTTGCGAGCGCGTCGGTCATGCTCGCGTCCCCCGCGGCCGCACCGTCTCCGCCGCGAGCGTCATCATGCCGTTGATGGTGAGCGTGCTGAACGGGTCGGCCATGCGATGCAGCGTCGCCTCGTAGCGCTCGACGCGACACGCCAGGCACTCACCGCTCGCGCCGCGCTCGAGGTGCCCTGAGCACAGCGGCACGATTAGCGACACCGGCCGCGGCTCCTGGTCGTCGTTGTAGCTCATCCGCGCACCGGGCAGCCCGCCAGGTTCGAGTGCCGCGTCAGGCAGTGTGGGCAAACCGGCTTGGCGCGCAACTGACTCACGTAACGATCGACATAGTCTCGGAACGCGCGGACCGTAGGCCCGTGCGCATCCCGCGTCGCCTCGAGCACGCGCAGGTCATTTGCGGCATCGCTCACGCCGTGCCAGTCTCGCCGCGAGAGCTTCGCCTGCAGGTCGAGCTCGGTTGCGCGGATTTGGTCGTCGAGCGTCATGACACTCGCCCCCCTGCGATCGTCGCCCGCGCCATGATCTCGGCGAAGTACGCGTTGACCTCGCGCTCGACCGCAGCGAAGCGGCGCTCGCCGTTGATGTCGCCGGCGTCCTGCTCCTGCATCGCGGCGATCACCTCGTTGAACGCCGAGCGTGCACCCGCGTAAAACGCGTGCTTCAACGCGCGCCGGAACTTCGGCTCGATCAGCTTGCCCGCGATCGCGAGCCGCTCAAAGGCCTCCCAGGTGTCCTCGAGCGGATGCTCGGCGCTCGGCGGGTCCGGATCGTTCGCCGGCGGCGTCTCCGTTACCATCCGAGGCCCCTGCCGATCGCGCCGCGCGCCGCACGGTTGACGAGCACGACCGTGACGACCACGCCCACCAGGACGCCGAGCCCGATCCAGGCGAGCCAGTGCGGGATGTGAACCGTGAAGGTCACAGCTGTTCGAGGCGCTCGACGATGCCGTGCAACCAGCGCAGCCCGTCCGCGTAATCGCTGAGCCCGCCGTCGACGCGTGCCGTCGTGCAGTGTGACGGTGCGGTCGCCGCGTTCTCAGCCGCCCCCTGCGGCACCGAGCCGATCGTGCGGTCGGCGACACTGCCGAGCCGCTTGCAGAGAGCGGCGAGCTGGCTGTTGTGCTCTTCGAGGATGTTTCCGATCCTCGTGATGATCGGCGTGTCCTTCGTCGCTTGGCCGGCCTGCAGCTGATTGCTGATCGCGGCGCCTGCCGCTGTTCCTGATCGCATCATGGTCGTGGTCTCCTCGTGTTGGTTTGTCGGTGCGTGGCAGACGCGTCACCGCCGCCCTGGTCCGCGAGCGGCAGCTGCGCCTGCTTGCTCTGGGCCTTCTGCGCCGGAGCCGCATCGGTGAGTGTGATCTTGACCTCGCGGTGCTGGTGCTCCTCGAGTAGCCGGCGATTGGCCGGCGAACCTGGGCGCAGCGTCAGCGAAAAGCGCAGCTCGGTGAGCCCACCTGGTTGCGGCCGCAGCACCATGTTGGACAGCACGCACGCGGCGCGACCGACGTCGTCCTCGTCATCCGGGTCCGGCTCGTCGGCTACGAACTCGAGCTCGCGATTGCCGCTCACGATGATGGCGAGCTCCTCGGCCTCGAGCTTGCCCGACCGACTGAACTCCTCCTCGCCCCACCAGGGCATCGGCTCGATGAGCCCACCCTTGCCGCCGGTGTTGTACCAGGAGGCGTGCGCATGCTTGTCGAGGAGCAGCTCGTTGAGCTCGTCCTTGGTCAACATCACGCCGGTAATCGGCAGCGTCCAGGCAGTCTCCCAATCGTCGCCGCCGGCGAATTCGGTGTTGTTGGAATACTTGCCCATGCGGCAGATCTTGCCGGTGAGCGAGAGCAGTTTCGGGTGCTTCGTGGCCATCGAGGTTTTCTCCTGGTCAGTGATGACGGGGGCGGGTGGTGCGATTGCTGTGACGCTCTTGCCCATCAGAGCGCCTCGCCGTACAGGCGCTCGAAGGCCTGGCGGTACGTGATCGTTTGGCCGCGGTCATGCCCGCAGCGGATGTCAGCGACGTGACGGTCGATGATCGTCTGGCGTAACCGGTGCTTGCGCTCCTGCGGATCGGTCAGGCCGTTGAACAAGTCCTCGACCAGGACGCCATTGCGGCCGAGGCGTCTGGCAAGCCACAGCTCCCCGTCGAGCAGGCGAAATTGGCTCGCGATAGCACCGGAAGAAAGCGGCGCGCCCCCCGCCCTCGCCGCGCGCTCGTTTGTGCGGGCGTTCACGGTTTGCGACCGTGGCCGGCGGGTGCATCAGCGGCCTTGATCCTCGGATCGGTGCCGAAGCGATCGCGGAAGTCGTCTCCGAAGCTCTTGCGCGGCGTAGCGGCGGCCTCACCGGCAGCCGCAAGCGGAGCCGCGCGGTGGCTCACGGTACCGGTCTTGGTATGGTCTAAGGGTAAGGGACCGGTACCGGTACCGGTGTCGGCGTGACCGCGTGACATGTCACGGGGGGTGTCACGCTGCGTGTCACGGCCATTTTTACCGTGACGTTCCCTCTCGCGTTGACGCTGCTTTCTGAGGCGGCTCTGCTCGCGCTCGTGGTCGGCGTTCTGCTTACGTATGTCTCTGCCCGTTATGCCATTTTTCTCACAGTATCCCGGCAGCTCGATGAGGCCGTCCTCGCGCTCCGTGAGCCAGCAGGCGGGAAACTCCTCGAGCATGGTCACGGGCAATGTCACGATTGCAGCGAGCCCACTGAGCGTGACAGGCAGCGAGTTGTCACTGCGAATGTGCGTGTCGGCGTAGGCCCAAAGCGTGACAAGGGCGCCCAAAGCGGCGTGACGCAGAACGTGACGGTTCTCGAGCTCCGTGAGGTCGTTATTGCCGCCGTAAACGACCTGCCAATGTTTGGCGAGCGCGTCCGCCAGGTCGAACAAGCGCGTGTCGTTCGGCTGTTCCTTATCGACGCGGATGTAGGCCATCAGCGGCGCCTTGGGCTAACGGCCGCAGCGTGGACGAGGGTCTGCTGGTAGAGCTCGCGCCATGCAACGCACGCCGCACACAGCCGCTCCTCGAAGTCCTGGCAGAAGTGCGAGCCGCAGCCTTTGCATCGCTGCACAAGGGTTGCGGGCGGCGTGGCTTCAAGACACGCCGAGGGCACCTGGTTGTCCCCGCTCATTGAGCGCGGGCGGTGCTTAAGTCACATGTGCGACAGCGATAGGCGATCGAAAGCGCGCGGCCGAGCGTAAAGTCCCGCATGTCATCTCCTCCAACAAGAGTGGGCGCTGTCACGTCGCGCCCAACACCAACACCACTCAGGCGGCGCTTATGGCGCTGCGCTTCCGGCCTTCTTTTTGCGGGGTTTCCGCGTCATCGATCTCGACCAGGTAGTCGTGCAGTGCCTGGACCTTGTTGACCCCGAAGTCGTGGTCGGCCTGCTGGCGGAATTTCTTCAGCCACTCCAAACCAACACCCGCGCCGTCAGCGATCTCTTTGAGCGGTCGGTCACATTTCGCGAGTAGATCTCGCGTCTTGGGCAGGAGCTGCACGGTTTCCATGCCAATATCCTAGGTAAGACTTTACCTGATAGCAAGGGGTTGACCGTCCAAACGGCTTAGCTGACGTGGAAGCACTTTCCCGACCGTCGGTAATATCTTCTCTAGTCGCCATGGCAGAGCGACTGGACAACTTCGCGCTGAACGTACGCGCGCAGCTGCGGGAACGCGGCTGGACGGCCCCCGAGCTCGCCAGGCGCGCCAAGCTATCCCCGAAGACGGTCAACAATGTCCTGAACGGGCGCCACGCGCAGCAGGTGGACGTACTGGCCAAGATCGCCCAGGCGCTCGACCTTGAGCTGTGGCAAATGTGGCTGCCGCTGCTGCCCCCTGATGCGGCCCACGATGAGACTTTCCCGCGCCTGGTAACGACGGCGGCGAAACTGTCGCCCGAGGCTGCCGCGCGCGTCGCTCACATGATCGATTTGGAGCTTCGGGCCGCCGGGAAATAGGGTCGCTCCGGCGCCCATTTGACGAAACCCCTCGGGGAAACCGTGCATGCGTCACAGATCTAGGCGCATGACCGACTAGCTCGCCCTGCGTCGGTAATGTTTTACTTGCAACGCCCAAGCCGTTGCGGTAAAGTCTTACCCATGAAGACGCGCATCCCAAGCTACTACGAAGCCGCCGCGGCGCATATCGCCTTGCAGAGCGTGAGCGCGCTGCGCGTGCGCTTCGGTGTTGCCGCGGTGTCGCGTCACTTCTCGAAGATCCGCAGCGCCGCCTACTCGCGCGCCTGCGTTCATATCGCGCGCCGCATCAGCAGCCGCGCCTAGTTTCTGCCCTTCATCACTAGCCGGAGGCTAATACGATGAGCACTCGAGTAATCACACCGCGCGAAATTCAGCGCGCGAAAATTTGGGAGGCCGCCGGCTTCGCGAAACGCGAGGCGCGCTTGTGGATCGGCGCGTGCCGTTCGCTGCAAGGCTCGCACGCCGAGCGCACGATGCCCGGCAGCGCCGCCTCTATCACACGCGACAACGTGCGCCAGGCGCGCACCTCCTGGCACCGTTACCTGCGCCTTGCGGCCGAAGCGAGGCGCGTATGAGCCTCTGCCGCGCATTTCTCACCGCCCGCCGCATTGTGTCGTGCGAAGGTTACGGCGCGCAGCAGGAGCTGCCACTCGGAAAGAACGGCGACGAGGATGACGACGGGGACGAGGAGGGTGACGAGTGAGCGCGCGGCACGTGTGGACGGTCGCATTTTCCCGCTACGGCGAGGACGGCGGCCCGCAGATTAACGTCGATGCGGAGGGCATCGATCAGGCGCTCGAAAAGGCGCGTAAGTGGGCGCGGCAATCCTACGCCGGCGACGCCGATAACATCGTCGCGCGCTACGTGAGCCGCGGCCTCGAGCTCGAGGATCTCGAGCCGTGAGCCCGAACTTTTACGACTTGCACAGCGTCGCCGAAGATAACCGCATTGCCGCGATCGGCGAGGCGGCGAAGCGCTCGCTCGTCGGCGTGATGCTCGAGCGCGACGAGCCGGCGAAGGTCACGCGCTACATTCGCAAAGTGACCGAGCGCTTCCCCGGCGTGCGCCTCATCGATCAAACCGACGGGCTCGTCGCCGCGCTCCTCGAGATCGCCAAGGGTGAGGGCGCTTTCAATCGCGATCCCATCAAGCACGCCGAAAACACGATCGACAGCATGAAGGCAATCGCGAGGCGGGCGCTGCTCGCCGCGGGGGTAGAG